TCTATCTTTTTGTCCATGTCTGTGAAGTTGATACTGACCGTGTATGACGGAGTGAAGTACGGAAGAATTTGCTCGACTATTCTGAGTCCGTTGTCCATTGTATCCGGCATAATATACAACTCAAATGCGAATGTGTACGGAACTTCTGCAAATCGATAAACCTTTTGATAGTCTGCGGTAGACGCGCTGCTATCGCGCACCTTTTTGGTCATGGTTGTGCGTTTACGCCCACTATCATATTCCCAACTGGTTAAAGCAAATCCCAAGCGAGGCAAAGTCATGTTGAAAGTCTGACCACTTTCCATTTTGCTTTCTGAAAGGCGTCTAATCCATTTTTGCTTGGGAGCATATGTAAGAGGAATGCGTTGCGGTGGGTTATTTGCAGAGTCGCTGATATACAGATTGTTGAACAGAGAACCAAATGCAACAACTGTTTTGCGAACACATTGATGGTAAAATGGATTATTGCCGTTGAACATTAGGTGTTCTCGCTAAATGGATTAGTTTCGGTAAAGTCTACAATTTGATCCAGTTCAATTTCAAATTCTGCATTTTGATTCACCGTACTATTGGGCGGGCCAACCAAAATATTAGTTGTTGTCTGTGTAGAGTAAGACCATGATGCTCCTGAGTTAGTACCGACAATAGGAGTTGGACTAGCAGTAAACACACCCACTACTCGCTCTAATCTTAACACAGCAAGCGTCATACCTGATGGTGGAGTCCAGTTTAGCACCTTGGCAGATGCAGTTCCTTGCGTTACCGTTTCTCCAATAGCATAGGTTCCTGATCCAGTTACAAGAGTCACATCCAACGCCATTTCAGCATATCCTTGTTCAATCCCAGTTCCTGCGGTGTCAATCTCTGTGTTATCTGTCTCGAATGTATCACCGGCAGAAGTTGCAAGTTCGCAAGAAATACTGTACACATAGTTCTTGCCGAACTGATAAAAAGGTTTCTCGTGTTCAACAAATTTAATCTCAAAGATTCCTTTGGACATGGGGAAGTATATCAGGTCACCCTCTCTCGGCCTCTCTGCATTATTTCCAGGCGGCATGCCCCCCGTGATTCCGCTGAACTCTTGTTTCCATCTGCGCTTGCTTACCACCAGTTTCATACTGTCACGCACTTCTAGTCCAAACTTGGCGATGAAGTCACCTTCTCCCTCGAATCCATCTACGCTTTCCACATACATCTCAATCGGTTTACCAATCTTATAGACGGATGGTAGCGAATCTTCTCCAAATACCGTATCAATCTCAGGAGATTCACGGAATAGATACACAACCTCATGTCCGTGCATTTTGATGGTTTCAACCACCAAATCTTCCACAAGAGTTTGTTCGCTCCGTTCGTATTTGGAGAAGTACGGATTTAGTGCCATGTTATCCTACCAAAAAATCAGGCGGAAGTTCAAAGGATGCTCGCATTTCAGATTCCAGTTTGTCTGCTTCCTCTTTTGCTGCTTCAGCGATTGCCTTCCCGTCAAATGTCACTCCTCCAGGCAACTGGATTCCGCTGTACTTGGACAGATTCTGTCCCCATTGCATCTTGACCAACGCCGTTGCGTACTTCTTTAGAAAGTGATTGTCATAGATGTCAGCATAGTCGGCAGGATTAACCTGCGAGTACACTTCAAATATCAGATTAGTGCCAACAGGAAAATCAACATCCCACTCAGCATCAATGAACAGTTGGTTGGTGATTCTGTTCCATCTGATTTGCTTTTCTGGCTCAAGCATCTGCTGAATCAAAGATAATCTTTGCTGAACTACCGTCCAGTTTGCAAGATCCATTGCAATCAGACTGTTAAAGTCTTGCAGACTGTACTGGTATCTGGCGCTAAATATGTTGTCTGAATTGGTTTGGGATTCTCCACCAATGGGGTACATATTCACAATCGACAGGATGTTGGGGTTGGCAATAGTAATATATTTCCTATCTGTGTCAGATTGGGTAATGGTATAAGGTAGGTAAATTTTCTCTACTCCATCAAAGTGGTATTCCCCCAAAAACTGAACTGCATCGTCAATACGATCCTCGACCTGAGCATCATCAACATTGATTTCAATGACAGGTGCGCCTAGTTTGCGGTAGATGTAATCCTTGAGTTTCTTGCGTGAATTGATTGTTGGCATGGCATATCTCCCATGTTATGTATGGTTCACGAATGATGCCAATCCTACAGTTTCATTACTGGTTGGTGCGGGTGTTTATGGGTGGAGCAAACATGAACCGAATTGCTCCCATTTCACGCATAGTAAATGCCAATCCCACCGCATCTGCTTCTTCAGGGAACAGAGGAACAAACGATCCTAAATCCACCGAAGTAGTGTTGAGATACTCTGTAAATTGTCCACCCAATTCCTCTTGAGTTTTCTTTGAAGATTTCTTTTCCACGGAAGTTGCTAGGCCATCACGGAATCGCTCTATTGCAAGTAGATGAGGATTCAGCAACTCCACGATGTCTACCAACTTGATTGCCAAGCCAGCAGAAAGAGGTCGAGCGGAAAGAGTGTTCAAAATGGGTGCTGCGTTGAATGCTTGTGCATACGAAATTTTCATGGTATCTCCTTTGGTTATCACTTTCACTGGTTCCCGGCTCGCTGTCAACTCAACTGTTGTTGCGATCTACTGGGTATTTCTGCTTAGTATGTAGTCTTCTTGATTGAATCTCTTGAACGCGAGACATGGCCGATGGATTAGATTCCACCACCAGTTCCCACAATGCCACAACTAATTCTTCAATGGCTGGATACTCTTGTTTGCGTTTGTCTGCATAAGATGCTAGAACACTGGCAAGCAGAGCATCAATCTCTGTGTTTTCTTCTTTCAGATTATCTGCAATGGCCTTGATGCTTTGCAGATTAGAGATGTATCCATCCAGTTGAGGACACGGGTGAATGCCTTGTAAATTTCTGTTTCCATCGTGTTGGAAATGATGACCTGTTCCTGTTTGGGGGTCTATGGTGTATCGAACAGACCGTATTCCTGTCGGAAGCGTATAGGCAGGATCGTAAACACGCAGCGCCTCAATCGAGATTGAAACTCCATTGATGCTTATGCTGTTGTCTTTGCGATGAATAAACGAATCATGTGTCATGCTTAATCGCTACTAGCCCTGATCACCAACTTGTAACACCATTAAGACCATGGTATAGAACATTGGGGCCTCCACGAGCAATCTTTACATTTCCGTTTGCATCTGAGTAAAGAGTTCCTTTTGGAAGTTCAAATTGTGCCTTTAATACCCACTGGGCAATGCCGCCGGACCCGCAACTAGCACAGAACTCGTATTTGTTTATAGTGACCTTCTTGTTCGAATCCACTTCGGTTGTTCGGGTCACATCGCCTGTTGAAAGACCTCCTGTGACTAAGGGCGCCTGATTCAGATCAGAATTAATACCAGGCAAGAACGGCATTGACAAGAATCCACGAACAAAGGTGTCACCTGAGGCGGCGCGAACTGAGAAAACTGGAGCATCGTTCGCCAAAATATTTTTGTACTGGTCGTTTGGATTTGTACTGGTCACATCATCCTGAATTGCAAAGTGCCTTGCCTGTAAATCTATATTTGATCCACCAGTTGCACTTGTAAGATAACCCAACTCTCCGTTTTCCATGAACAAAGCATACTCATCATTGTTGTTATCGCAAGCCTTGATCTTGATACCACCACCATCGGCATCCCTGTTTAAGAATCCGCTCACAAAGGAGCCAGGATTTGCAAAACCACCAGAAAGCCCGCCAGTGATCATGGACGCAAACCCAGGCAAGAAACCAAACCGACCTGTGCCTGCCACTTCTGTTGCTGACGCAGAGCCTGAAATATCATGGTAAATTGCTGTTTCGGGATGGCCAGCGGTTCCTGTGATAATGATGTCTGCGGGATTAGCAGCAACCGGACCGAACAACCGCGCATATCGGCAACCATACGACCCGAGGTTTTCAATCATCATACCCCCTGGCAAAAATCTGTTTCCAGTACCAATACCCATCTTCAACTTGCGAGATGTTTGTGCATTATTGTCTGGGTCGCCGATTTGGAATGCAGATGCAGTTCCATTCCAAGTAATTGCGTCGCCATGTTGTCTCACAAGTCGAAGCAAAGGAAAATCTGCAACTCCACCCGCGTCCGTGTGATACCCGAAGCGTTCTACTACTCGGAATTCATCTGACTCTGCACCAGTTCTATCTGTATCCATTCTTATGGTGAATCCAGTTGGACAATTTATTTCACAAAACTCTGCAAGACTTACCGTGTTGTCTGTGACTTGAATTCCTGTTCCAGGCGTCAAAATATCTTCTAGTCGAGCAAAGTAGGTTTGTTTGTTATCGGCGTTCCGAACAAGTAATCGGCCTGTACGCAGCGTATTCTGTACATCATTAAGTTCTGTGGTAGTATGAAATTTAATTGGAGTTTTGAAAAGTAGATTGCCTGGCGCCAATGATGGTGGTTCAGTACCTGTTGGTGCATTGTAGAAGTCCAAGGTTCCAACCATATCTCCACCTTTAGTGCCTCTGCCCCACACACAAATATCTCCAGCAACTTCAAGTGTATGCGAAGGTCTACCTTCCCCTTCTTCAAGATTAATTCCAAGACGGATATCAGTAGAAATCGGATTGCCACTACCACCCTGCTGCGCCGCAGCAAGTGTCATGCCTCTAACGGTAGCATTCTCCCATGATGTTCCTGTTCCTCCAGTCAGCGACACATAGAAGTCCAGTACTGACTGACCAGTAAATGGCTGAAGATTTTGAATTAGGGGTTTGAAGTTTACAAAAGCACCATTCTGGCCAATTGATTGATTAAATATCAGCATATCACCGTCTACTGCATTTACCGCATCAATGATGCTGCCTGGAATGGGAATTCGTATTGCGCTGTTTGCCATCTTTGCTCCTTATCTTATGTATGTTACTTTGTCAAGGTAATTGGCCGGGGGTGATACCACCACTAGGATCGCTGTTGATCTCTTCCAAGAGAGAGTCAAACACCTCTTGTCCTCCAAATGCGGTTACAACATTCCATTCTTCTGCATATGTTCTATTTTCTACATATTGCTTTGCTGCAACCGAATAGTGCAACAGATACTTTGACCATACAACCTTCAAGAATCTGTGTAGTGCAGGTGCATACCACCCTTTATCTTGTTGATTACCTGCCATTTGTCCAAGTCTTGAATCACCGAGGTTTGATGGATCAGCACCATCAAGGAAGTAGGTCACGAACATTTTTCTAAGTTCATGCCGCCAGTTAAAGTAATTCTGCTGCCAAGAGACTAATATCCTATTCTCACCATTAATAGTGGGATTCTCTTTTGCCAGCGGATGAGTTTCACCTAACGGCAACTCACGGTAAGTATTAAACCAAGCATTTATTGTGGCATTCCATGCTGATGAATTTGTTTGATATCGTCTTGTAATCTCTTCATACATTTCTATTGGGTGTGCATCAATAATTGAATACCATCTAGCAACTCTCAAATCGGGATCAACACTATCACGCCGCAGTCTAGATCCGTCAGGGCCTGTAATTTCATCAGGGAAGTCATTTATGTTGAATTGGGTGATGTTTGGATTTGTATCGGTAAAGACAGACCACCAAGCGCCTTGTTCTCTGGTTCCTCCCGCACATACTGTTGATGAATATATCGGTGCCCACCATATCTGAACACCATGTCCACCACCATCAATAACGGGCGCGATTTGAGTGTCAATCCAATCTTGTATTGGCAACACCTTGTCCCAACATCTCCAATCTTCGTAGCAGTTTCCTACCACATCTGATGGCGCACTGCCGGATACACCGTTACACTCGGGATTACACATGGTTGTGTAGAACCACCCACGATACTCTGCACCTAACCATATTGTTTGACCAGCCGACCAAAACAACGGAGAAACCGCCGGGTAAATTAGGGAGTTTGGTACTCTCTTTGAAAGATCAATTTTGTCTCGGTTATTTGTTTGCCAATTTTTCTGTACTTGCCAAGCACCCACCCAAGGTGTCTGTTTAAAGTATGGAGAGTAATATGGCCCATCAGGATCGTTATTGTTAATCGATCCCACTGTGTTCGGTGGTTCTTCGTCATGTTCTACAGATCCTACAATTTGATGGCTGTAAAGATTGTACAAACTTGGACTCATGTAATCGAGTTCGTTGTATAAGGATTCCATACGGTTATATGAATAATCCTTGAGTTCGTTCATTTGGGCAGGTGTCAGTTGATTGTATCCTATAGGCTCAGGATCTCCTGCTGCATTACGATTTATAGGCTGGCCCCACAGATCAATAAACGGGAAAGCATAGAACCCGACCTGCTTGCCTGCAAGCGGCAAGTCTGCCACAGGAGCAGTTTTTGTATATCGTACAAGATCAATCATGTTTTGCGTCATGGTTCTGAAAGTTGCAACAATGTTTTCTCCCATCGTACCGATGAGTTGATGGTAGATGTAATCTTTAGACTCTTCCATCAGCGGATCTATTCTCACGGCGTCTGGGCAATTGCCTTCACCCGGACCCGTGCAACCTCTTTGCTGCCAATCTGTGTAGTTTGAGTCGGTTTGCTTGAAGTATGACGGGAAGAAGACATCTCTGTTTGTAGCGTTATCAAATGCAAAGTTAAGATTTACTATCTTATAGTCTGCGAATGTTCTTGCATCTTGGTGGTCAGTTTGGATGCTTCTCAGACTCCATCCTGCTCTTCCACGGAATGATCTGTTTGTTTGATTGCAGGTGGCTTCATCATAACAACCCCAGAGTTGACTCGGCGACCAAATACCACCTGTTCCATCGCTTGCTGTGGGCCCATGAGGATCACATGGACGGCCTAGTGCATCAAATCGTGGGCCAGTAATCAAGCACCAATACAAGTTTCTTGGATCGCTTCCTCCTAAAGAACCACCAGTGACCTGCTGGCCTGGATATGGTTCTCCATGTGCATATGGCCATGACTCAGCAGATCCCTCATAGTAATAGTAAATGAGCCCACCGTGTGAATCTCCGAGTTCACTTTCAAACTCTGCGTCCATGTCTTTGGATGGAATATCGGAGAAGAACATCTTAAAGGTATCACTTGCAATACCACCTTCTGCTCTTGGATGGAACCCAGGCACCGTTCCGCATGACGGATCATTTACCACCTTACATTTCAGTGCAAGATGACAAGCAGTTTCTTCTGCACAGATTTTTGTGGTTCTGCCTGGGTTTCCTTGCTCATCAAGATCCACATTGTTATACAATGGAATCTCTGAATCTGCAATCCACTTGAATTTGGCACGGCGAAGTCCTGGCGCAGAGCCTGTGACTCCCACATTAACCACAAACTTGCGTTCATCAATGTGTCCAACACCGATGGTATCAATGTGTCCTGCGCTTTCATCAAGTGTCACAAAGATGTCTGGCTTGTTTCTCTTGGTGCGCTTCAGTTGTACAACTTTGAACACACCGACTGCTGCGGTTGTGCCGTCGGTTACTGTTGTGACAGAACTGGTTCCAACTTCGTAGAATCTCTGGCACTTTTCCAAAGTCTTGTAGTGATCTTCATAAGCAAACTCGTTTGCTGTGTCTCCCTCTTCTAATTGAACACTGGCAAGACTTACCACTCCTTTGTACTCAGCGGGTTCGCTCTCTACCTGTGTCCAAAAGTAAATTCCAAGATAGTCGTCACCGTTGTTACCAATGACTTTGCCATCAATATCAGGAACATCAATGGTTACCTCATATTTTTTCCAATTACGATCCAACTCAATTGGAATCAGCGGAGAGTAAACTGGATCACTCGTTCCAATTTCAGTGTTCCATACAAAATTATTGCATCCTTCAAAGGGATTTGTTGATGGCGATTCAACTTCAACACCGTAATTATTGCTGCATACTCCAACTATATTATTCTGTGTACATACTGCAATGTCAGGGTGAGTCCCTTGCACAAATCCAATACACGAACTTCCCACTAAAGAATAATCCATCTTAATTACTTCAATTCCACAATTAGTACATGGGAATGGAGTTGGGGATGGTGATGGATTAATGCTAGGACATGGAGTTCTAGCCGGAGTTAAAGTTGGTGTTGGTGTTGGAGTTTCAGTTGGCGTCTGCGTCGGCGACCCTTGCGGCGATGCGGGAGGCGATGCTTCGGGCGATGCT